ACTGTAATTGATGTTATGCTTGGTGCATTGACAACTTTTGGATTAGGTAAGAATGTTGTTGGAGCGTCTGGTGTTTGTATCTTTGTATTGTAAGTGTAAACAGAAGAATCATATTCCAAACCTCTTACAGCAACAAATCCTGATTTATCAAGAGTCAAACCATTGCAAATAAATAACTTTGAACTGAAACCAAATCCTGTATGTGTTACTGCAAATATATCACCAACTATTAAATTCAAAGCCTCTGAGGTAGTTTTTAAAGCTATTCTCAATCCAGTTCGTGATCTTTTTAGTGCAAGTTCAGCCAAATCTTCCGCTTGATATGGACTTGTTGTTGCTGGTAAACTCATGTCAAAATGCAGTTCTTCGTTGTTATCAGAAGCTAACATTGTGGCATATTTAAAATCAGTTCCAACATTTGTTTCATCAATTGGTGGATATATTATTTCATCTTTTTGATATGCTTTTTCTTCATTATCAAATCGAGCAATAACTCTGTTATATTTTTTTGCTTTTTCTTCACCGATAATTTTCAAACCGCCTATCATCATATCTTCTGTTATTGTTAATACAGATGATCCAGTTCCCTCAATTTTTAAGGTGTAAAGACCTCCAGAGTAAGTAAAGAAACCACGCATTGAAGATATAAGGGTTTTTACATTATCAATTAGTTTTGTTTTATTTCCTAATGCAACATGACATTCAAATAATTTTGTTGCATCAGCATTTACTCCACCTCTTACATGAGTAACCACACTTGTATCGCAAACTCCTTGAGCAGTTGTAAAAGCTGTTGTGTCTATATCACTTGCAGATAAACCTTTTCCGTATCTTGTAGAAATTAAATAATCGTGTAAACACAAAGCTGGATTAGCAGAAAATGCCATTGAAGTTCCACTTAAATTTGTATTAACTATTTTACCTCTTATAACAAAATTTATCTTAGGTATTCTGTTAAAAGCATCTGAGTTATATTTAAATCTAAAAGCCGCATGACATATTCCCTTACCACTATGAGAGGTGTCCCAACCTAAATTACTAATTTCATTATTTACACTAAAAGAAGTTGTTCCCTCGCTGTAAGTATGACCATCATCTGTCCCATTGAAAAAAGTAAAGTTTGTCAAATAATGAGTAGTTTCAACTCCATCAATTTCTTCAGTTCCTTGATATGCTGGGTGTGAAGTTTCAATAGAAAGACCAGATGTATTAGATGGTGCAGATGTACTAGCACCTCCAGAGGACATACTTTCAATTAATGTTTTTGTTCCAAATGTTGAGTCTGATCCAGTAAATGTTGCGTAGAGTTCATCATCACTAAATAACTCTGTAAATCTTGCAACTTGTCCCTCACATAAAGCTAAGATTACATATAAGAATTGATTATCAGTTGAAGTTGCTAACCAGACTATATTACCGCCTACTTTACGAGTTCCATAAATAACTGGCAAAGCGGTATCGGAGTTTCTTTTGTTTACTAATATTCCATCACCAGCCAACAGAGCATCAAGGTTAGGCATATCTGGCATATCAGGTATGAGCCAACCAAATAGGAAATCTAAAGTGTCATCAATGATATCTTCAACAAAATCTACTACATCATCAACAGCATCTTCTACATCATCAAGTATTTCTTCAACTTCTCTACACATTAGAAACCATATCCATATTTATGACCAACTCTACGAAATCCAACATCAGAAAATAATTTTTCTCTAGCTGGTATTTCTCTACCATCAAGTGTGTGTAACATACAAGGGACTAAATTTTTATCAGCTATTTTTTTAAATCCATCTAATAACATTGTTGCTGTTTCTATACTCCTGTGTTCTTTTTCTATCCAAAAACCCATCTCACTGAGAACTTTTGTATCTGCAAACCACCAATGAGAAATAGAACCGCAAACAGCACCGACAACTTTTTTCTCATGCACCAAACATAAAACACATTCATTTTCAATCATTTTTGCACCATAACGACTAGCTTTCATCATATTGATTGGCGGAAAAACCATATCAGCATTTTTAATCATCTTCACAACAAACTCTTGAAGTATTTTGATGTGTTCTTTTTTGGCTTTGATAATTTTATACTTAGGTGTTGTCATTCTGTTTACCCCATTCTAAATCAACAATTAAAGAATTTGAAAATTCAAAAAATTTGTCTCCACTAAATTGTATCTGTTGAGAATTGTCGTTAGTTCTTCTTCCTCTTTTCATTTCAAAGTTAGCCCAATGGTTTTGGCAAGTGACCATTAAGGTACTTGAGGTTGTTGTTTCATTGACTGTATAACTTGAAATATATCCAAGAAAAATTTTAAAAGGGTTATTAATTAATGCTCCACTATCATTCAAGTAAGCACGAAATATTGTAACTGGTCTGTGAATATGATTATTCAATAAAAACAATGCAAGAAATGTTTGATCTACACCAGTCAAATTAAATGTAACATTTGATGTTGATATTTGACTTGACTCACTAATTGATGGTATTTTAACCAAGTCAGCAGACGCAGTATAAGTATTGCTGTCGTATGTAATATCAAAGTATGCACTTGTCCTGTAATATGTAACTCCGCCTATTTCAAACTGTATTAAATGTATTTGATCTAAATGGTCGGTTGCTAATTCCGTTTGAAGATCAGAATGTAATCCTCTTGACATTAAATAACCTCAATAAACTTCATTTCATATCTAAAAAAAGCGTCACTCGGTAATCCAAACTCTTGAATATCATTGCTTAAAGCAACTGTAAATGGAACACTATCATAAACAACTGTATCATTATCAGATAAAGCAGTTGTCAATGGTGGCTCTATCGTTACTGTTGCAGCATTACTTGATGATGTAACATCTGAAACAACCATATAAACTTTATTGTGACCGCCAAACTTAATAAAATCACCAGCTTTAAATCTACCTGATCCGTCAGCCGCAAAGGCATCCATAGCAATAGTCGTATCACCAACAGCATGAACTCCGTTCACTAATACTGTTCCAGTCTCTACTCCTAAAGCATCATCTATAATTACTGGAGTAAATTGAAAACTCTCTTTCTTTCCTCTTTGACTTACAATAAAAGCCATAATCGGGGCAAACTCTGATCTTGTCATTGGTGGAAAACCAACATCCATTGACCATCTTTGATTTTGCAATTGTCTAGCTTGTCTCCTACCTGATATTGCAACACTAACCATAGTTGTCTGGTTAGATTTAATATTAATACTAGATGGCTCTGGGCTTGATGGAAAACTACCACTCATACAATATTACTCTGTCCTTTCTGATTTCTAGCTGAATTAATCATATTAACGATCTGTGCTTTTCTCGTATCTAATAAAGCACCAAAACCTTTTGCATCAACTGTGTTGATATTGAAAACTATGTGAGTTGGTGCAGACTCTAATTGGTGATTAGGTGTTACTGTTCCAGCGGTTGCTGGTGTAAATAACTCTGGACCTTTTTCTCCAACTAAGAATGGTTCATTAGCAACCCTTACTCCACCAAATTGTGCTGGTGGTTGTTGTGATCTGATTGCATTTACTTGCCCCATACCCATTGCTAAGTTTGCCGCAGCTACAACAAAGTTAAATGGAGCTGGTATATTTGATAATGCATTTGTCACAGCAGAAAAAGTTTGCATCATTGCTTTTCCAATTTCAAATGCTTGAACTATCCTAAATGCTTTTTTACTATGTGATGCGTTTGCTCTTGCCGCTTGTTCAAGGTGGTGCATAGTACCTTTTAACTTATCTTTTTCAGACATCTTTTGAAAATCTACTTCTTGAAATTTTCCCTTTTTAAAATTATCTAATTGATTTAAGTCAAATTGTTTTCTTTTTTCAGCCGCCTCTTTGTGTATTGCAGTAACTTTTTCTTGAAAATTATGCTCCATTGCAACTTTTGTTTCGTGCAATTGATTAAATAAAGCTAATTCTTCTTCTGAAAGTTCTCTTGTTTTTCCTAATTGTGCATCTGCTCTTATTTGACCAAGTTTGACAAGTTGCTCATGCACCATAGCAAACTCTTTGTCATTTTTTTCAGTAAGTAACTCTAACTCTGTTTTATTTGCTTGAATAATTCCAGTTAAATCTTTACTAGCTTTTATTTCATCTCTTGGGCTACGCTTGAATGAATTCATTCTAGCTTGTTCTTGAATAGTTAAAGCCTCTTCGTCTGCTATAGCTTTTCTCTTATCTAGAGTCTCTTGAAGAGTTCCAATTAATTCGTTTTGAGCATTTATTTGATTTTGAATACCTTTTTTAGTTTGACCAGATGCTTTTTCTAAATTTATTTCAAGCTCTTTAATTTTATCTTCTGCCGCTTCTATTTGACCTGTAATATCTAAAGAAGCTACTCCAGCTAGACTTTCTAATGTTACTTTCGTTTCATTTAATCTAGCATTTAAAGCAACAATCAATCCAGTAAAGACTGCAATGCCACCAAAAATAATATTTGCTTTTGTAGCTGTATTGAAAGCAATCATAGCCGTTCTCATTTGCATAATTGAAGTAGCTATTCCAGCAAAAATTGTAGCTACTTTAAGTGCTATTATCCCAGCAAAGACTCCTTTTATGATACTTAAATTGTCTTTTAATAATACGACTGCTTTTACAGTACCCTGAACTGCACTTGATAATTTTCTTCCTATGGCTTGGGCTAGTGCCTCTGTTTGTCTCTCATTGTTTTCAAAGAATGTATTTAAACTGCCAAATGCTTTTTTAAGTTCTGTAAAAAATGTTTCATTAATTTGATTTTTAAAGGTGAATAATTTATCACCTAACATTGAAACTGTACCTTCAAAGGTGTTAGCTAGATCATTGGTTGCATCTCCAAATCTTCCACCATTACCAAATACTTCTTCAAATCTTTTTACTGTTTCTTCAATAGATACTGTTGCACCTTGTTGGAAACCTAATAAACTTCTTACACCTTTTTCTCTAAATACATCTGCGGCGGCGATACCACCACTAAATGCTCTTTGTATTTGCGATGCTGTTGTTTGAAAATCTAAACCAGTAACAGCCGCAACATTACCAGTAATTTCTAATATTCTTGATAAATCGTTTGCGTCTTTTGAGACAACCGCTAAGTTACCAGATGCAGCACTTATTTCTTCTAGACTAAATGGAACTCTACCAGCAAATTTTGCAAGATTATCAAATGCTACTTTACCTTCTTTTGCAGAACCAAATAAAAACTTAAATCTAACTCGTAGACTTTCAACTTCTTTACCAGTACGGACTAAATTTGTGACTAATCTTCCAGCACCAACTGTAGCCAAAGCCGCACTTACAGCAAGAGCCGCAGTCTTAAGTCCACCTAAACCTTTTTTTGATTGGTCTATGGCTCTTTTGGTCTTATCTCTTGCGACTATATCTATATTAACTTTTTTTGTCATTTATCTCCTAGATTTAGCTTTCATTTTTGCTACATTCATTTCGTGGGTTTCTCTTTTGTTTTTATCTTGTAAAAAGATAAGCCAAGTCATGAATTCTTCTTCAGAAAACTCTAAGACTTGGTGAATAGGTAATTTTAAATAATCAGCTAATTGCACGACTAATCCATAGTCGGTGTCGCCATCTATTTTTTTTTAATATCTTCTTTTGAGGGTGATTGCATCAGCCAAGTTGCTATATCTGCAACAATGTCAGGATCAGCTTTATTCATCAATGTAATTTTGTGTTCAAGAGTAAATAAATTTTTACCTTGATCGTCTAATGCTAGTTCAATTAAAACATATGCCAGACCTTCGATAGTATCAGCTTCCATTTTTTTCAAGAGCCTACCTTTTTTCTTTAACGTTAATGGTTGTTTAAATATTTTTAAATCCCATTCTTCAATAAATCTAGACTCACCTTTATCAAGGGCAATAAAATGATCTCTGATCTTGTCGATTGCTGACATATGTTTTTTATATAATAATTAACTTATTGTGTCAAATTATACTGTTGTTCTAGTTAATCCACCAGTACCTTGAACAGATATCGATTGTCTAATCGTATCATCCATAGTAACAGCAGTTGAATTTCCAGTTACAATACAAGCACCTTGCAGTACAAAATCCCCACTATCGTTACCCTCTGGGTGTAGGAATATATTTACTGATGCACCCTCGATCAAAGTTCTTTGACCATCTGTATCTGTTTCGTCAAAATGACACTCGATTGTTGCTGTAAATGATGATCTACTTGCAACAAATGATTTTGCTGAGTTTGCTAGTGCAGTTGTTTCGATAACGTCAGCAGTCGTTTCAACAGTAAATCCTGTCACTTCTGCTACTGTGTTTCCGCCAACCTTTACTAGACCAGCACTTCCTGTATGTACAGCCATTATTCTTCTCCTTCTTCTGTATTAAATGATTTTGGTTTTGGTTTAGACTTTTTTTCTGCTGGGTCTTTCCAACCAGCTTCTTTAAGGTCTGCTACTTGATCTTCCCAAACCTCAACGATATCGCCTTCTTTATTTTGTAGTTTTTTTCTTTTTGCCATATTTTCTCCCTATTGGTTTTTTAGCTTCAGGATTGTTATGCTTATGTGTCCAACCATCGGCTAGAAATAAATTTGGATTTGAAGTGTGAACTACTACTCCATTTTTTATTAAATAAACTTTTTCCATAAACTCTCCTATGGTGTTCCACTTGTAAATGAATACAAGCATCTTATGGTAATAATAACTCCGCCATACGGAAATATACTACCCTCGTCAGTTTCAACAGAAACCA